TTCTTGGACTTCTGTGTATTCCGCAGATTCTGTCCTAGATACAACAAAGGTTGCTAATACTGCTTGAGCTTCTGTATATGCCGCTGTCTCCGTAATAGAGACACCAAAACTGGCTGTTGCCGCCTCGAATGTGGTGATTGCTATAGTTTCTGTTACGGCTACCTCGAAGACATCCGAGCCACCCCAGTAGCCATCCCCCCAAGCAAGATCACCCCAGCCGGTTGCCATTTTAGGTTGCTGTCAATGTTGCAGTGTACGTTACCGCAATTGTGTCACCACTAACAACAGCCTTAGAACTAGAAAAATCACCCGCAGAGAACAAGGTTCCTGTTGTGTTGTCTTTAGTTGCGCTACCGCCAATGTTAATAAAGCAACCAGCTACAGTTCCAGTGCTTGTCATAGCAAAAGACACTGAAGAAGATGTAGCTTTACTGCCAGCAGAAGCTGCGCTAAAAGACGGCGTAGGACGGTTTCCAGTATATGCGGGAGCGTTAGTGCCACCCACCTCTAGCCAGCTTGCGTGAGAGGCTTGCGTATCAGCCGCAATTGCCGTTCCAGTACCCTTTAAACCCATCACTACAGCACCACCAGCGGTGTTACCAAAGGCAGTATCTAAAGTAAAGTTACGGCCTACGGTTGTGACAATATTTTCAATTTCATCAGTCCACTTAATAAAGCCATCAACGCTGTAGCACACAGCCGTGTAATGGCCTCCAATACCCATAGTATCGGAAGGCATTGTGTTGTATTTAGTAACCGCTTCCACTTTATCTGTAGCGGTGATTTTGTCCATAGTCATGGGAAGCTCCTTAATTGGAAGAACGAATCAATGCTGCTGTCGCTGTGTTAGCAGGCATTGTGATGGTGAAATTGGTAGATGTTTTGTCAGACCCAAAGTCCAACACAGCAATAGATGGTTTACCGACAACGGTATCGTTATAAATTAGTGCACAACGGGCCGTTACGGATGCGTTAAATACCACATCAGCAAAGTCTACGTAAGCTGTATATCCAGAAGAACTAATGGTTACGCCTGTCAGCGTTACGCCACCAAGGGTATAACCACCCCCACTAACTTCATTTACAGAAGAATACGCAGTAGTTGCTTCGTTTAAATCAGCATTGGCCGTGTACAGGGCGATCTTTAACGTATTGGTAGATAGGTTATGAACGCCTGTATATAGCTCTGTTTTAAAGCTAGTCGTTTGGGTTTGGACAATACTACTCATGATACTGCAACCCTAACCTGACCATCACGATAAGCATCCGCACGTTGCTTGCCATCACCCAAGTTCTTGAGGAGTGCAATAGCCTGAACGTACCGTTCTTGGTACAGTTTATACATGCCGTCTTCCGGTGCGCTCTTCATGTAAGTTCCAGCCTCAGACAAAGTGCCATACAGCAATGCTGAGTCAAAGTTATCACCCAACCACGTAGTCAAGGCAGTAACAATAGATTCTGGATAGTAGTAGTAATGCAGTTCGGCGTAATAGTTAGCATTCGGCGTAGGGCCAAGAATAAACGACAACTCATTGACGTTAGCTGACTGCGGGCCAAAGATTGCATAGTGCTTAGGCTCAGAAGCTACTGCACTTAATGGATAAGCTTCGCGGATAAAGTTCACATCTTTATTCAATAAATAAAGATAGTCACCTTGGAACACAACAGCACCGTTCACCGTACCGCTATTAGCAACAGTTAAAGTAACTGTCGTTCCGCTAATGCTACGAACAATGGCGTTAGTACCGATGTTTGTACCAGTGACTTGCTGTCCCGCCGCAATACCTGTTGCACTAGCCACAACAATGGTCTTTTGACCAGCAGTTCCGGTGGCCGTAGTAGTGTTATATGGGTATATGGCCAGACTGTATGTTGACAAAAAGTCTTCTGGACAAGCCAAGTACTTATTACCAGTTGCTAATACACCTGTCACGTTCTTACGCAAGTTAGCAATCTGCACCGTGTTATAGATGCGCTGCTCCGCCTGCTTAATCATTGTATTGATTGCAGTCGTGTCAAACGTGTTCTGCGTGTAGTCAACTACAGCAGCAACAAGTTGAGCGTAAGTCATTGGCATAAGTAACCTTTAGGCCATTGGGCCTCGTGACATAACACCTTTAGTCGCCGCGCCTGCACCACGCATCTTGATGCCAGTTGTTTTAGTTGCCGGCTGAGGACGACGATTAATGTTACCTACAGACATATTGACTGTATTGGCATCACTGTGGTCAGGGCCAGAACCGGGGTTGTCAGTAGCTTTAACAACTTTGCCAGTCATTGTGTGTGGTGTGGCATAGACCTTGGCATCGCCAACTTCTTTACCCATCATTTTTTTGCTAAATGTAGCCATGATTAACCTCGTTTCTGTGCGGCAATCTTTGCCAAGTTACGACCCATAGTCTTCATATCGGCATTGGTTTTACCCTTACCTTTGCCTTTTCCGCCGTGCATCATGGCAGCAACAGGGCCACTATCACCAAGGTTTTTACCCTCAGTCTTACCCTTTTTAGCAATGCCGTCGGCTGATTTTGTATATGCCATTTTAATCTCCTTAAGATACTGTAACTGTACCAACAAATGTCGTTGCCACCAAGTAGTTTGGTGTCAATCCTGCATCATTTAAACTGGCTCCACCTACTGGATTCCAGCCCCATTGAATGTTCCGCGAACCACCCGATAAATTACCAGCAGCATTAACGCCTGAAGTAACATACGTTGTGTCTTTACGTGGGTTACGCAAAGCCTGTGGATCGTCCACAGGAAACGTTCCAAGCATCAACTGTGGCTGATCTGGATCCCAACATTCTGGACATACCAACAACTGATATTTACGCTGCTTAATGATCTCAGTCTTAAGCGCCTTCAATTGATACTGTTGCCCACAGCGATCACATTCAGCAATCGCTATCTTGCCGGATGCAAACCTATTTCCCATTACGTGCTACCAATAAACATCTGACGAGGAACAAACCTAATCGCTGCTTTCTCGCGGTCTTCACCAGCGGCAATCTCAAAAGTTTCATCGTAAATCTGTTTAAGCATCTGAATGCGAGGCATCAATTCAGGCACTTTAATAGCAATGTGGTACGCCAAACCAGCTACCAAACAAGGCAGGAAGCGGAAGTTCATGTCGGCTGTTTCAATACCAGCGCCAGCATCCTGAACTCTACGCAGTCGGTAGTAAACAAATTGGTAAGGTGTGCTGTTATCTGGCGTAGGCCACACAGTTACCGAAGGAAGTTGTGGCACAAACACCGCAGTACCATCTGCTTGAGCAGCGGCTGTCGTGTTATTCTGCCCACGGAATACACCACCAAGGGTATTCCCTGATACATAAGTGTAGTAAATATCTTCAGTACCTAGCCGGATAAATCCAGATCCAGCTAGTCCAACCACCGTGCTAAGCGTGATCGTAGTGTCTGTAGAGGTAAGAGCACCATCAAGTACAGCATTTGTAGGATTTGTCTCACCAGATAACCGCTGGATCCATACTTGAATCGGTCTCGCCTGTTGTAACTTGTTTGGTATGGTTGCATAAGTAGAAACACTAATACGTGTAATAGTCAAATCAGCTTGAGTAGAAGCTGTATTAGATCCAGTACGGATAACATGTTCTAACAAATCAATCGTATCTGTAGGTAGTGCATACGTAGCCAAGCCGGGGGTCAAGTTAATGATCCCCTGCTCCATCGTCCACATGTTGATACCCTTGGATTGCCACTCAATGGTCATCAGATTCATCGACCGCCGAGCAGTTCTAAGATCATAACCAGAACGCATTTCACGACCAGCCCGCTCCCACGCCTCTTCAGCGATCTCCGTGAAATCCATATTGAATAGGGTTGAGCCGGTAGTGGTCATATTAATCCTAGAAAACTTTTAATTTTTCTGCGCTGTTTTTGCAGAGTTAATAAAAGCCTGTGCAGTAGGCGCACCTTTAGAGCCGGGCTTACGCATCTTCTCTTTGGAACCCGCTGCGATACGCTTTTTCTTAGCGTTGATGTTGGCATATAGGCCAACAGGCCCGCCATCCGCATACTGCGTAAAATCAGTATTGTCCTTACGTGCTTTCTTTGCACCTTTGGGCATTTTGCTTGGGGAGATGGCTCCCATTCCACGGCTTGCTAACATATCAACACATTCCGCCGTTACGCATAGTAATCATTGTGCCTTTGGTTTTACCTTTGGTAATACAACCATCAGCACGGCTAGAAGCTGAGCCGCCTTTGGCCATTCTTTTGACAGATCTACCGTCAATGTCTTGGGGCACAGGCATACCTTCACGGAACACTGTATCTTTAGGTACAGGTTTCTTAGGTGCTTTAGGCATAGGCTTTTTAGCAGCCGGTGCGCTTTCAGGATTCATTGGAGGCTTACCCATCTCAGCGGTATAGATACCGCCATCAGCGTATTTTTTCATAGCTCAGCACTTCCCACCATTTTTCATGGCAATCATTGTTCCCTTAGTTTTACCTTTGGTAGCAATGCCATCTGGTGTTTTACCAGTTTTAACAGCGCCCATCTTAGAAGCAGCCATACCGCCTTTTTTCATGCCGTGTGCTTTAGAAGCGGGAGCCGCAGCGTGAGCTTTCAAAGAAGTAGCAATGCCACCTTTAGCCATTTTGCCCTTGCCGTCAGCAGCAAAGCTAGGAACCATTTTGCCGCCTTTGTTGACCATAGGCATGCCGCCGTCTGCATATCCACCCATATTCATTTTTTTCATATCGCCACCTTGTTTAAAAGTTTTGCCTTTATCGGCTTTGTTGAACTCTTTGCCCACAGATTGTGGAACGCCTGCTTTCTTGGCAAACGCAGGATTGTGCGCTACTGCCGCCATGAAATTGTGTTGCGCTTTACTTTTGCTCGGCATCATTTCCCCGCTTGAATAAG